GTATTAGCAATACCATGAACATCTGATATATCTGAGTTATGTGTTGTTACTGCATTTCCAGCAAAAGTCTCTGCTGCTGTTTGTGCTGTAGAAACATTTGTTGTAGTTGCAAGTAGGGCAGTGTTTACAATTCCATGAACATTTGTTGTCCCATTGTGCTGGTTGATAGATCCTGCAATGCTGGCTGCAATATTAGTAAAGAATGCTGGGTCATCACCGATTGCTGCTGCCAATTCATTAAGGGTGTCTAGCGTTCCTGGAGCAGCATCTATAAGGTTGGAAATTGCTGCATTAAGTTCTGTTGCGTTAGTAAAATATGTTAATGCTGCCCATGCTGAGGAGCCATTACCCATTTTAAACTTACTTGTATCGGTTTCAAATCCGATCTCGCCTGCTGCTAATACTGGGTTTGCAGCCGTCCATTGTGCTGCAGTACCTCTGCGCTGTTGCATTCTTGTTGCCATTTATATCTCCTTATGGGGGCTGCCCATTAACTTATCTTATTATAACCCCTGTTTTAATTGAAGTTATCTACTACACTGCCGCCATCGAATACAACTGTCCAAACTGTTGAGTCTGGTCCACCTGCATCCAAACCTACACCCAATGGGCTGTTGAATGATCCACCTTCATAGAACTGAGATACTATGAAACCAGTTCCATCAATTGCGGTATCGTGAATGTGCTGTGGTAAATTATTTGTATCATCAATAGTTGCTTGGGTATACCAAGAACCATCGTAATAAAAATTAACTCTGTTTGTTAGAGTGTCTAACCACATTGTTCCATTAGTTGGTGAAGAAGGAGCAGTTGCGCCTACGGCCATTGAACGACTATCGACATACTCCTTGGTTGCTGCATGGGCATTAAGAGTTGGGGCTCCTACTGTTACTGCATCTCCGAATGTACCGCCGTTTGCTACGACTAACCCATTCTTGACCTTAAAGTCTTTATCGACTGTTGCCATTTACTGCTCCTTCTTCCAACTATTTTTATTTTTTATTACTTAAGAAGTGTACCCATAACAGTAACTGTTGAGTCATTGTTAGCGGTTGTTACCTGTAGTTGTACGTTTGCTCCTGAAATACCTGCTGAAACTGATGACGCTGAGCCATTTGTTCCAACAATTCCGTATTCAGTGATTGCAATGTTATCTGAAGAGTCAAGTGTCAAAAGGACCTTTGATATTTCAGTATGTGTTCCGTAGGCAACCTTTACAAGGTATTCTGCTGAACGGTAGTCAGCCTTTGCGAAGGCGTGTGCTACTTGAATTCCTGCTGTTGGTGCTGAAAGTGTTGCTGCAACCTGCTTAGCAACTGAGTTTAACTCAACTGCTGTAAAGTTTGGAACAACTGCTTCAAGAGCGTCTACTGCACGAACATCTGTGAAGTACTTGTTTGTTGTACCTTCTACAAGGTCATCAGTATCAGAATCTGCTACACCGTTTTCTGCGGTAATAGTAAGTCCTGAACCATTTCCTGTAATTGTGATATTAGTCTTTGTAGCACCAACCAAAAGGTCTGCTGCTGAAGTCTTGGCACGAGCATCTGTGAAGTAAAGGTTTGTAGAACCCTCTTCAATGTCATCTGTGTTAAGTTCATCAATTGCATCGCCAATTGTTCCACCTACAGCGTCAATTGCTCGCTGGTTTGTGAAGTAAAGGTTTGCTGAACCTTCTTCAATATCATCTGTGTCAAGTGCGTCTGCGTGATCAATTGCTGCTTGCTGTGCAAGACCAATTTCTGTGCCTGTCTTATATGCTGACCAAACTTCTGCTGAAGAAGATGATGCATCATTGATCAAGTCGTCTGCGTAGTCTTTTGCATCTTGTTCTGCTGTATCAGCGTATGACTGGTAAGCAGTTGTGATTAAGCCTTCACGAGTGTCTGTGTATGCCTTAGCATCGTCTTCTGCTGTGTTAGCATAACCCTGTGCTGCTGCATCAAGAGTTGAAATTTCTCCATCTACATAACCCTTTGTTGCTGCATGTAATGTAAGTGTTGGTGCACCTGGAAGAACCAAGTCTCCAGTCATTGTATCGCCAGACTTTGCTACTCTACCAGCAACGGCTGCTGCTGCATCTGTAGCATAGTTTGGATTATCTGCAATTGCTGCAGCCAATTCATTAAGTGTATCTAGAAGTTCTGGTGCTGAATCTACAAGATCTGCAACCTTGCCGTCTGTGTAAGAGTTAGCGTCTGCAATTGCTTGACCCTTAGCAGTTGCAATAGCAGAGTTACGGTTTGTAACTTCTGTGTTAATTGCTGAAGTAATTGCTGAGTTACGATCTGTAACTTCTGTTGCAATCTTTCCATCTGTGTAAGTGTTTGCATCCGCTTCTGCTGTATTAGCCTTTGAGGTAGCGTCTGCTGATGCTGTTGAAATTGCATCTGCTTCTGCTTGATCTGCATAGCCTTGTGTTGCAAGAACATCTGCACCCCACTTGACTGAAGAACCTGCTGCTGGAGTAAGAACGATATGAGAATCAGAATTGATTGTCATTGCTCCTGCGCCAGTGAAGTTAAGTGTATCTCCAATAGTCTTGTTTGTTAATGTTTGTGTGTTGGTTGTTCCAACTACCGCACCTGTTGCACCGTGTGCGACTGTAGCATTTTCGTGATCTGTAAGATCTGATGCTACTGCGTTTGCTGCTGTAGTTGCTGATCCTGCTGCATCATATGCAGCGTTAGTTGCATCAAGTGCTCTTTGGTTTGTGAAGTAAAGGTTTGAACCTTCTGCAAGATCTCCAGTGTCATGGTTTGAAATATCTGATACTTGACCAGTTACGTCACCAGTTAAATCTGCTGTAATTGTTCCTGCAGCAAAGTTACCATTAGCATCACGCTTTACAACTTTGTTTGCTTCGTTAGCAGATGTGGCTGTTCCGCCAATAAGATTAACTACGTAATCTTGATCTGCTTGCTTCTTTGTAAGAACGTCAAAACCGTTAACTGTCGCTGTTGTACCTTCAACGATTAAACCACTCTTAATTTTAAAATCTTTATTTACTGTTGCCATTTTTTATATCTCCTTAGTTATGCCTTAAGTCCAATTCGTGCAAAACGAACTGTGACTGGCTTGATCGCTGGGTCTGGAGTGACTGTTAAGGCCACGGTATTTCCAGTGCGAGAGACATTAATGGTGCCAATATTCCCATCATTGTCGATTGTTCCGTATTCGCTGACACTTACATTTGTACCGTCAACGAGAATTGTTAGTTCGGTTGCATAGAACTTATTGTCCCCTGCAGAGGTCTTTGATATTGAAACAATATACTTGACCATACGCCAAACTGTAGCGTCAAAGTTATCAACAACAGTTACGTTCTCAATACCAGTGATTGTATTTTCATTGTTACCAGCAGAACCCAAATCTGTTGCTTGGGCTGATGCGGTGTCAATTAAATCTTCATAATTTTCTTGAGTAGGTCTATCTCCTGTTTGAAATAGAGTCTTAACTGATGGAATTGATACTTTAGCCATATCGATATTATATCACCTGTTTAATAAGACTATTAGAGGATGTAGTTGCTATATCCAATAACCTGTAGTGGAATTGCTGGGGTATTGCCCAAACCAATAGCCACAATTTGAATGGCTGAAAACTTAACTCTAAAAGGAAGTATGTCTGTGATTACGGTGTTTCTTGTTATTTCTTCTACTTGAACTACAGGATAATCAATAGAAAAAATTTTTTTGGTTTTACCATTAAGTTCATCAAGTATTAATGCCGTGGCCATTAATCTGTTACATCTTCAAGGATAACCATGCTACCCTGGCAAACTGTCCAGACTCTTGTTGGGTCGCTAACCTGAATATCAAAGATGTCTCCTGTCTGCAAGACATTGGATTCTTCTGCTGTAAGCCAAACTGTAAACTCTCCAACAAGGTCATCTTCATCTGCAACTGGATGCAAAGCCATTATTGTAGTTGCATTATCAGTGATGACTCCTTTGTCTGATGCAAGGGTTGGTCTTTTAATCTTCATGGCAATGTCCCACTCAGATCCAACACCCTTTAAAATTAACGGGACCTTTGCATCATCTGTAACATAAACCTTAAACCCAGAAGTATCTCCACGAACTACAGTCCAGACAACAGTTGGAGGCGGATTGCCTACATTGTATAATGATTGAGATCCTCTTAAAGTTGCCATAATGTTATTATATCACGACAAACCGTCCTTGAGTGCACCCCAAGTACCGTTTCCTTTTGTTTGAACTATAATCATTCCACCAAGTGATTTAATTGCTTGAACTGCAACCACTCCAACATATCTTGCTGGGCCAGTTGATGGACGACCACTTACCAAGGCTCCGTTTTGATCTACATAAATTTTTGTTCCAGAAGTACCTAAATCTGTTGTGTTCATTTGTATAATTCCAGAAACAACAACAACTCCGTTTGTAGAAGGCAGTGTGTCCGATTGCATTAATCCAAGAATTGGGACATCTGGGTTATGAGTAGGACTTGATGGGTTGTATAATTCTACAGTTGGAATTGCTTTTCCTTCATAAGTCGTTACCCCCGAAATAAATACTGGCTTTCCTGTTAAAATAGAAATAGATGAACTTACATTTCTTACGGGAGATGAAACACTTGTCATTCCTAAAGATGGCAGTATATTATTTAAAGCATCAACCAGTACTTTAAAGTCTCCGTGTACATTAACAGGATCTGACGCAATAGGGTACGTCATAGTAGGATAATTAGATGCTGAGGATGTCTGTGGCATAATCTTTATTATACCACCCTCTAAAGTTGACTTTTGATAAATTTTTGTGTTATACTAGGTAGTAACACCTACCAAGGTGTTATTGTTTTCTAAGGAGGAAACTATGATTAAATTTATCGAAAGAAACAAAGAGATCATTAGCACACTCAGTATCGTAGCATTAGTAACTGTTTTGTCGAACGGAGCCAATGCTGATTCAGGTCTTGATACTAAGAACAATCTTAGCCTTGAACAGGCTCAGACATCGGAAACCACCTCGAAAGAGGTTTTTTTGGTTTCTAAGGCAAAAAAACTAGAGAGTTTTGAGAATAAGGTTTCTCTAACTGATTTAGAACTTAAAGAACTGCTTTCGCTAGTAGGCTTCAAAGGTAAAGACCTTGTTGTTGCTTGGGCAGTGGCTAAAAAAGAGTCTAATGGGCGACCACTGGCTTTTAACGGCAACCACAAGACTGGTGACTCATCTTATGGTATGTTTCAAATTAATATGATCGACAACCTTGGTCCTGATCGTAGAACCAAGTTCGATCTTGACTCTAACGCTGAACTATTCAATCCCGTCAAGAATGCAGAAATTGCATACTACATGACAAATGGTGGAGAAGATTGGTCCTCATGGAAGGGCATCACGCCAAAGACCAGAATGTGGATGAACAAATTTCCTAAATAATATAACATAAATAGAAACCCCATCAGGACAACTTGGTGGGGTTTTTATTTGTAAAAAACAATATCTCCATTTTGATCAATTAAGCCACACCTATTTTTAAATCCATTAAAACATCCAAACATCTCAAAGACATGGTTATTGGATAAAAGACCTGCAGATTGAGAAAAAGCAGACCTAGAAACAACTAAGACTTTTGCCCTAATCATTAGAAGAAACGACTCATAAGTTCCCAGCCTATTAAAAATTTGAAGATTTGGGTATGCTGTTTTTAAAGATTCAAAATCCATGGAGGTTGTTATATATGATCCAGATTCGGTTGGATTTAGGTAGGGCTGCTGCCACATCTCTTTTTGAGAGTTGCCAACTGGGGTGTAATATTTTTCTTTATCTGGAGCATCTGTAAGA